GGTACGGTGTTGGCTGACGTGAATTGTAGCGCTGACCCTGACACTGTGGGCCTATTCGACGTGTTTAACTCCGTTATTCTAGACGCGGACGCTACATCGCCACTTTCTCCATCGGGCTGCTGGAAAGCCCGCATGGGGGCGCTCGCGCTTAGCGGGGGTTGTCAGCTGGAGAAGACCAGCTCCACGCGCTACAGGGAGATGTACTTTGGTCTGTACTGGAGAAGCAATCCCCAGTTCCAGGGACTGCCGGTTGGGAACAAGTTGTTCTTTCTTGGCAGTGATTTCGGTATGAACGGGTGCTTTACTTGGAACAACTCTAGCCTGGTCAATGGTTCGGGCCCCATCCTATTTAATATCAACACATCTGGCATATCCAATGCGCACGTGTTTAACGGTAACACGGACCCGTCATTGCCTTGGTGGCCTAACGTCAACATAGGCAATGCTTCATTGACGCGGGGTGTTTGGTATAAGATAGAGGGATACGTAAAGGCCAGTACTACTAGAACAAGCCAGGACGGTATCTTGCGCTGGTGGGTAAATGACGTTATGGTAGGGAATTACACCAACGTCAATTACTGCGGACCTAGCGGAGAAACGCTAAATCGCTGGATGTGGACCCAGGCTTGGGACGGGTCTCCTCCGTACTTCGGCAACGTCAATACTACCGCATGGGAACACTGGATTGACCATCTGTACGTAGTAGGGAAAAACTAACATGGTGTACTTCGCTCAGTATGGCGTAGCGTGGACGCTGCGCGGTTACAAACTCGTAGACCGTGCAACCGGGCAGTACAAGGCCACTCCCACGCTTGCAAGTGGCGATGTCAAAATCGAGAAAGATGGGGGAGCGTCGGCCAACTTGGCTACGCTTCCGTACGTCGAGCCTGCGGCCGGGACTTCTGTTTCGATATATTTCTCGGCCGCTGAAATGCAGTGTGAACAGGCCGTCGTCACATTCCGTGATGCGGCCGGTGCGGAGTGGAACGACGACGCGATTCACATTTTCACCGTGGGCAACACGCTGGCCCACTGGCAGTCGAATCCGTTCTCTGCCTCTGTGGCGCTATCGAGCGCGAGCCAAAGCGCAGTCGTGTCGGCCGTGTGGGCGGCACTACGAGCAGACAACGCCGTGGTAGGTTCCTTCGGCGAAGGAGTGGCGTCTGTACAGGGCGACGTGACCGGAGACGTGGGAGGCAATGTCGATGGCAACGTGGGCGGCAATGTTACTGGCTCGGTGGGCTCTGTTGCGGCTGGTGGCATCACAGCTTCCTCGTTTGCTGCGGATGCGATCTCGGCTTCGGCGGTTTCAACGGCAGCAGCCCAAAAGATGGCAGACGAACTCCTCAATCGAAACCTGGCGGGCGGAGGGTCTGGTAATTCACGGAACGTCAGGAACGCACTGCGCGGTTTACGGAACCGCGTGAGGAACCAGGGCGGAACGCTTTCAATCTACGAAGAAGACGACACGACTATCGCATGGACAGCCGCGACGACGACAGCCGCTGGCGACCCCATGACGGAACTCGATCCAACATAGGAGACATATGGCTGAGACAGAGGTAAATGGTCAGTCTGGTAAACAAGCATATACGCTGGCCGGGGGGGAAACCCCCCGTGCCTATATGCGCGTCGATGTTCGCCGCCTGTTAGAAACCCTTGCGGGTGAGGATGTCGTAAACGACGTTATGAAAGTGGAGCAGCGATACGCGTATAGCTTGGTTGCTGCTAATGCCGCCGTCAAGAGTGCTCCCGGCTTTCTACACAGCCTAACCTTTAGTTGCAACGACGCTGCGCCAACCGCTGGGACCATCGATGTCTATGACAACACGGCAGCGAGCGGAACCAAGATTTTTAGTTGGACGTTACCGGCCACGGCCTTTGCGCCGTGCAGCGTCATTATTGACGCCGTCTTTGCTACTGGCCTGTATGTGGCCTTTACTACGACCGCCGATGTCAATGTGACTGTGAGCTACCGATGAGCAGCTTGCCACAAAACTATCTTGTTCAAACGGGGTCTGTCCTGTGTGATACATCACTAGGGCTCTCTGGTATCGCTGGGCACCAAGTCCATGACGGGACAGCGACGTGGGCTGTCTCGGAAGTCACTGACTCTACATATCTTCGTCCGGCAGGAACGAGCAAGGCTTTCCGCGCTGAAGTCACGGCGGCAGCACCGACAGGTAACTCAACGTATCGGTTTGATTTTCTAATCAATACCTCACTAGTCAATATACGTTCCTTCCATCAGCCTATTCATTATACGGGCGATACCGGCGCGATCATGATTTGGTATGCCGCCCAAGAAACAGGGTTTTCCAATTATTACACCTGGAACCGTATAGTGGATACGAGTCAGTTTGGAGCGTGGACGAATCTTGACTTCTCCAGACACCTACCAAGTCAAACGGTAGGATCTCCGTCTATCGGCAATACGTTTGTGCGATTGCGCTGTCTCGTGCGTGTGCCAGCAACCAAGACCGGGGTATTTTACGTGGGGCCAATCCACACCAACTGGTATAGCCGCCCAACAGTCTCGATTACATTTGATGACGGATGGAACACCGACTACACCGAAGCGTTCACCTTCATGCAGACGCTCGGGCTTGTTGGCTCAAGTGCTATCAATGGCCCAGGGAATACACTAGTCACCACGCCACTCTCTGTCTCGCAAATCAATGAAATGCAATCGGCAGGATGGAGTTTTCACAATCACACCTACTCTCATACGAATCTCTCGACGGTCGATCAATCGGTCATGCGTCAGGAAATTCAGGATTGCACGACCTATTTTTCAAGCCTCGGCATCCGTCTCGATCCGAATGTGTTTGTGCTCCCGCAAGGGGGGCGCACAGACGACGCTGACGTGGTGCTGAGAGAGTTTGGGTACACCTATTCCATGCTGAGCATCGGTCCTGGCGTCCCGCTGTTTTGGGGCGTCCCGAATCCGCTGCGTGTGCCACGCGTCTTTTTGGAGAGCAGCAATCTCGCCGCCGTCAAAGCCTCGCTCGATACCGCCGAACGGTTAGGGCATGGGCTGGTGTTTTACGCGAATAAAATCGGCACAGGGACCATGACGCAATCAGATTTTCGATCGTACATGCGTGAGATTGCATTACGTCGCGATCAGAACAGAATCACGGTGAGAAATTTGAGCGGCTTCTTTACTGGCTTAACGAACCCACGTCTGCGCCGGTGAGCGGCCTAACAGCACGCCCATGGTGGGTGACGATCAAGGCAAGGCTGACGGATAAACGGAGATCCAGCTAATCCCACGGAGGACACGCGAATGGCCGTACCGAGTAACTTGACGTTGACACAGATTGTCACCGAGGCGCTGAAGTGGGGCGGACGTACCGTTCCCACCTCGGCGCAGATTACGGACGGGCTGACGCTGTACATGGCGGCAGTCAAGTCGGACTTGCACCGCGTCGCGCCGTGTCATCCTTCGCTGCTGACGCAGACCACGGTGCCGACACAGATCGGTCTGTCGAAATACGACTGGCCGGTAGATGCAGAAGAAATTTCCAGCATCAACCTCATCGATACACGAGACGAAACGGGATGGACGGGCACCGCGCAGGCGGGCTCGTCCTCTTCGATCACGCTCGCGGCAGGGTTCGACAACGCGGGCATTGAGATGCGCGGTCGGTATGTCCACAACACGACTCCGGCCGTGACGGGCAAGGGTCAGATCCTCACCTATGACAACACGACGAAGGTGGCCGGTCTGACGGCTGTGGACGGAACGGCATTCGCGGCGGCAACGCCGTACATGATCGAAGCCATGCGGTGGGAAGTCAAGAAGCGCACCTCTTACCACATGAACGCATGGGAGCAGTCGTACGAGTTGACTCGTCCAAGGCAGATGATTATGCGCGGTCGTACGGGAGTCTTCGACAAGGCACCGGATCGCGTGTACATCATGGAGTGGGAGTACTGGGCTGCGCTAGACAGGTTGGACGA